TTGTAGATAACCATCGGCTTCTTCTCTTCCAAATCTCGAATCCTGTCCATCTGCCAGATGTTTAATCCAGCAGATAGCAGAATCCAGATAGCTATGAATCGTCTCAATCTGTGACCTCATTTCTCAATTCAAAACCAATTCCATATAAGAGCAAATCATTTTGAAAGTCAACGAATGTTTCAATCATCTCAGCTTCTTGAAAGTCGTATTCCTCAACCTTACTTAAGAAATCATCAATATCATTTCTTTGTACACTTCCTTGGTCTGTCTTTGTATGTTCCACGGCTGATTCATAACCATCTACATCAATTGTGTAGCAGATTCTGCCACTTGAATAATCATATTTGTAATTTTTGATAATCACTATTTCATCTCCTTGCTCTTAATTTCTCTAGTGAGTCTATTTTTTAAAACATGACTTGTAAAATAAATACCGTCTGCATATGTATAATAATCAGCGGTTTCTTCAACCCATTGACCTCGTGTGTACGGGTATCTGTTTGGTCGTTTCATGTTACCACCTCAAAGCGCCTATCTATTTTTGGGCTTATTTCTTTTGAAAATAGGATTTTTCTTTTCTTTTTTCTTCTGCTTGTGATATTCGCTATCTTTGTTAAAAATAATATCTTCATCTTCAATCAGTTCAGGAATGAAGTATCCAAATGGGTATCGTTCAGGTCGTTCCATCACTCCACCTCCTCAAAATAACTATGAAATTTACTTAAATTGACAATAGCGACCTCTTCGACAAAATGTTTTTCGATATCAAAGTCTGGATCATTTTTCCCAAACTCTTTCTTTATAGCTTTTTCAGCAAGTGAAGGCAAAGCGAATATACTTGCCCCATTTCTTAAAGCGAGCGCTTGACCGTGTTTGTTTACTACTCGATAACCTACATCAAACGGTCTGATTTTCGCAGGGATTTTTATGCGTTTGCTTTCAGTTTTTGTAGCTTGTTCAAGTGTTTGTACCATCACTCCACCTCTTCGACTTCCACTCCCTCGCAATCAAACACCCATCCGAAGTTGGCTTCTTCTAGTTCTTTGCGGGTGTGATGTGCTCGATATCCATAGAAATTTTCTTGATTATAAAACAACCAGACTCCACCAAAATTATAGTTGAGATAACATTTTTCTTTTTCAATACCTTTCATTCTCACCAAATACCGCTTCTCTTTCTCGACCTCGTAGCCGTCAAGCCATGCGCGAGCGAAATTATTTCTATTTTCGAGTTTCCTAAACCATTCGCGAAACTCTATAGTAGCTACTTCCCAAGCATACTTGAACGCATCTTCCAATTCTGGACTTTCTTCTCTTGCTCCTTCAATCACATCTGCCACGAACGGCGGAACTTTGACTGGTTTTTGTTCGTCTAGTTGTTCGATTGATGTAATTGCAATTTCGGTCGGGATGGCTTTTATTTCAGTACCAAAAATGTTCAAACTGTAAATCCCAACTTCTCTAAACTCTTTAATCAATTCCTGCTTATTCATCTTAGTTTCCTCCATAAATCAAATAAACTGCAATAACTATCTGAGCCATGCTTGGCGAATAGCCAACCCAATCATCAAACTCCTTAGATTTTGGCAGCCAACCCTTAGTAGCTCCCAAATCATAGTCTTTAGGTTTTTCATCAGCGAAGATACATTCCATCGCTCCCATAAACGTCATGCCATCTTCTGTCATTTCCCAGAAATAGTCCGCCCGATCTTTCACTGATTGTGGTAAATCTTGTTTGGGAGGCTTGGGCTTCCCGTCTTCTACCGACCAGCCGTATACTTCATTAACTTTTTTCTTTAAATCTTCCATCATCTTCACTAACTCCTTTTTCCTTTATGCTGACTTTGGTACTAATTTCGTTTGCTTCATCCATTCCTTGGCTATGTCCCAGACTTCAGCTGGTACATCTTGGTTATACTTGCCACGAAATTGGGCTATCTTCCCCTGCCTTACTTCGAGTGTGTAAAGAGGTTTTTTAGGTTGATTTGACAGGCGGACAAACACTATTAAGGTATTACCTTTAAAATGCTTGTCTGTGTATGAGCTTACGCAATGATGTAGTTTCTTGCCCTCATAGATCAGCTCAGCCACTTTTCTAGGGACATGGAATGCGTATCCATTGATTGTCTTATCCATTCCTTCTCTAAGTTTAAACTCAGCTTCAAGTTGCTTGCGTTTCTTCTTATCTTCCAGTTTTTGTTTTTCTTCGACGAATTGATTGTATAATCCGACTGTGTGATTATGCATGGCCGTGAAATCCTTTGGCACAAGCATAGCATCACCTTCAGGCTCAATGCCCATTTCTCGTAGCATCTTGAGATAGTCAAGGTATTCATTGAAGTCAATATGATTCTTGATAACCCAATTCTGAAACTTATTGATCCCGACACCTTTCGGTATATGCTTGATATCGTGGTAAGTCAGATAAGACTCAATGCCAGGCACCAGTTGGCCGTTCCGTTCTTTTAATCGACGGCTCAACTCAAATTCATTAAAACTACGATTTGAATTCTTGAAAAATTGTTTATTCTTCTGAAGCCATCTGCGATTCAAGGTTCGCATATCTACGTTTTTGGTGAATCCAGTGTAACCTGGATTCATGATTTCGTTGGCCAATTTGTAAGCATGAATTTTCTGAGCAAATTCAATTTCAAACTTATATTTGTAAAGCCGTTCAATTTCCCAGTAGTAAATATTCCCGAACTTCAAATATTTGAGTTCAGATACCTTTTTAAGTTTTTCACCCCAGTTGTTTGGATAGAATTTATTACCTGTATAATATCCTCCGCTAAAGAAATTAGCGAAAAGATACGGATAAAATTGTCCGTTGTAATCTTGGCCAATCTTCACATGTTTGTCATTTTCGAATCGCTCCAAATTTGTAAAATGCCAATCGATAAATTGTTTTCCTTCAACCAACTTCGACCTGAATTCATAAGATTGTATTTCGATACGTTTCGAAGTGCTGAGAATTATAGAGAAAAAGTAGGTCTTGTCGTAAAAAGTAAGCCGTGATGACTTTGTCAGTCGTTTCTCGATACAATGACCAAGGTTCAAATCTGAAGCGATTATGGTCTTGTCCTTATTGGTCCATTTGTACGTTGTGATTTGCGAATAGCACCAGCTCCAGAAGTTTGCAGGTGGTTTCAATCGTCTATCGGCTTCTCGCTTGCATTGTTCATGTTTCATTCATCCAAGAAATCGAAAATGCTCATTTGCTTTTCGACTACTCCTTTCTCTTTCTTAATTTTAGGTTTCATGATGATATCATCATCTGGACCAGCGCCTTTCCTAATTTTGGCGACATCAACCTTTTCTTCAGGAGAAGCCTGAGATTTGTCTTCTTTTTTCTTCTTGACGGGCTCAACAGGAACCTGCTTGATGTTAGATACTTGTGAATTTGAGATAAAGTACTCTCTAACCCATCTGAAGACAGTAGCATCATCGATGCAAGCAACTCCGTTTTCAGCAAATTTACGAGCTTTTTCTTTAGCATGGCTTAAAGCACACTTCAGAGAGTATCGCTCTTTTAAGATTCCTTTAAATAATTCCTCATCCTCCTGATCGCATATCCAGTTATGAACACGGTCAAGTGCGGTATCATGTGGTTGATTTAATTCCTCCAGCAACTTAGCCAGAGCTTTTTCTTTAATGTCATTCATATTATTTTCCAAAAAATACGACTGCCTCTGTGTGTGAGTTTGGCTAAATACGGGCAGTCGCTCATCCAAGGTCACATGACCTCTACTGACGCATTTTCTAGTTCGCAGTTTTACAAGAATGCACGGCTTGTTGATTTTTGAGTTGTTTCCAAAATGGAAATAGTTGGTTTTTGATTATTTTTTTATCTTTTCTTTTGATTTGATACTTCTCATATTGTTCTCTGAGGGAACTTTGTAAATAATCAATGCTGACGAATGCCAATATTCAGCGCTGACTCCACTATCAGCAACAGCAGATACGTTTGATTGAAATTTGATGTCAATCAACATAATGTCTGGATTTTCGGCAAGCCAGCTATTTATTTGATCATCAATCGCCGCGTCACTTGGGTAGTCGGATGATAGAAATACTGTTTTAATCATTTTATTTCCTCACTTTTTCAAACTTAATAATTACTTTCAATCAAATCATTCAAGCTAACTACTGCATTCAGTTTTTTCTGACTTCTGCAATAATCGCAATGACCACATTTTTTAGGTTCTTTCCGACTTTGGATAACATCCCAAACTTCGACAATTTCAGACTTGATTTTATCTAAACCTTCTTCAAGCCATTCATCATCGATTTTCAAAATGTCACGATCTGGCACGTTTTCCTTGCTGACCGCTACAATGTATGGTCTAAAATCATTCCCAGTCATTTGTTTCAGCAATTCACGATATAGACCAAGTTGTCCATGATAACCAAATCCAAGGATATTATTAACTGCTGCAGGAACTTTCTTTTTAAGTTCTGCGCTCCATTCTTCAGCATAGATGGACTTCATGGTTTTCAAATCCACGAAATAACCACGACTTAGATTCACACTATCCAGCTTTCCTTTGACTGGTATGCCCTCGATTTCTCCATAGACAATCAACTCTTTTTGGACTTCGTCTGACGGATAACCATGATACAAATGATTAAATCCATCATCGTCCTTTAGGCTTGCAATCATCTTATCGCCAATCACAAAATCAGATTTTAGATTTCCTTTGTTCTTTCCAGTCTTAGCTAGTAACTTATCGCCATTTTCATCCATGAACTGCTGATGTGCTTCTGGACTTTCAAAGTAACTGTGAACGTAATTTCCGAGGAGAAGAGGGGTTTCGTCTCTCTCCTCAGCCCATTGCCCACTGTCCAAAGCAAAAGCCTTAGCCTGGCATTGCTGATACCGTTTAAATCGTGAATTGGTCAAATAGCTAGTATCGTCGTAGTAATTTTCTTGAGTTAATTCAATCATGATTAGAACTCCTTAATGTTGGTCGTGTTTCCTTCAAAGAAACTGAACTCTTCCAAAACTTCGCCCGTTTCTTCGTTAAAGTCTGGAATTTCATCTGCTGGGTATTCAGTAGAAGCTAACTCGTCAGGAATTGCAGTTTTTTCAGCCGTTTTTGGGGTTGTTTTGGTTCCTTCGGTAAATTCTCCATCTACAAAGTTCTCGCTCTCTGTGGGCGTGCTAGGAGCTTTTAAAATGTCGTCTAACGTTTCAGCTTCTTCTCTCACTGGTTCAGCTTCTTTCATTTGGCGCTCGTTATCATACTCATTTTCTGTAGTACGGTTCACAGCATCAATAAATAAATCATTATCATCACTAGTATTAAAGAACTGTTTCGCTGCACGATTGATTACTGTTCTCTTTGCCATTTCTTGAGGAAAATTATTCTGAACATTCTTTGTTTTTGCTTGTGCCCAAGACTTGTCAATTTCTTTTTTGGTCATAACAGTCAGGATTTTCTCCCCATCCTCTTTTTCGATAATGCAATAAGCTCCTGCAATTGGATTGTCTGCATTAACCCAATCCGTTTCATGGCTAACAAAAACTTTCCGACCGTTTTCGTTCTTAATTTGGAATTTGTCACCCTCATAGATAACTTCTGCATAAATATCTTTCACTTCTGGTAATTGCTTAACAACTTTCATAGTGCCAAAATATGACCTAGTCAACTTAACAGTATTTCCGTAAGGGATAAAATAGCACTGAGTCTTTGCTGGGCTAAGCCCTTGAGTTACCATGTCAAGGAGTGCATTGTAGATACTATCTTGAGTGCACATCTGGAGCAAATTCCCACTGCTGGAATTTTTTAGAGCATAATATGCTGAACTAAGTGCATTGCTGACACTGTAATTTGAAGCAATTATTAGTCCCTCGTTTTGCATTTCTCCAATGCGTGCTGCAACTGATGATGTAATTTGTTTTTGTGTTAGTTCGTAACTCATTTTATTCCCATCTTTCTTTTAGTAATTAAACATTGTCCCACAGTATCCAGCATCTTCTAATGCTAATTTTCGAAAATAATGTAACATGTCGTTAATACTCATTTTTCTAACCATTTTCTCGGTTAGATACTCGCCGTCAGTTTCTGCCTTCATTTCCTCTCTAAGTTCTTGTTTCCATTTTTTGTAATACAATCGTTTTTTCATTTCTTTCTACCTTTCGTCTTCTTAAGGTTCCAATTTTCACGCTTCAAGCGTCGATTTTCGTTTTGCAATTTCAAAATAATATTTTGTTGTTCGTTGATGATTTGCCCCAGCTCTCGGCCGAGATGAATATATTCAGCTCGCCAGTTGTCGATTTCTGCGTGTAATTCTTCAATCATACTTCATCACCCACATATCGACGTCTACCGCATCCGATATCCACATATTCGCTTGGGTCAAGTTCTTCTCGTTCCTCAGGCGGTTGCATTATATCTCTGTCATAATCAAACATGCGCATACACCTTTCCAAGTTCAAGCACTCGTTTCACATATCTGGCCTTGGATGTTAGCCCAAGATCCAGCAATTCGTTTTTTTCTTCATGGTTGGCCAAAAGCCATACACGGTTTTCAAGTTCAATTCTAGTCATCTTCCTGCTCCACTTCTTTATCTTCGTTGGTTTCAACTATGATTTCCAGTCTTGTCATAGCTTCGTCTACTGACTTGCCGTCTAGGATATCCTTGAGCATGTGACTCATATCATGAAACGATTTAGCTTTGGCTCTGCTTTTTTCGCTATCAGGAACCAAACCGAGATCTTGCATAAGCAGAAATGCTACGCTTGCATCGTGCATTGCTTTCTGAAGTTGTTTTATTTTCTTGATTGTACGAATTGCTTTAAACATATTGTTCTCCTTTTTCGATTTGTTCTTTTTCTTTGTAGATTGCCAATTGTTGTTTCAGGTCATAGATTTCTTGCTTGCTGGCAAAGTGACTTTGCTGTTCTTTGATAAGATCATTCATAAGCTCTAACGCTACCTCTCGCCAGTCAAGACTCACTTCATTGATGAATCCTTCGAGTCTGAGTTTTAACTTAGTAAGTAATTTCATTAAGCCACATCCTCCTCGTTAGATTGCTTGTTCATGCCTAGAATAATGTCATAGTACGAATGACCAGCAGGGATGACATATCCTGTCAGATCATCAACTTGAGAACCATCTGCCATAACGTTTATAATTCTTGGTTTCCATTGCTCTTTTTTTCTCTTCATGTTATAATTTCCTTGAATAATTTTATTGAGTGCCTGATTGCCGTCAGGTGCTTTTTGTTGTCTTCTAGACTGTCTTACTTTCCATCGCCCTGAGTTCTATCTCATGACTGACTTGTTTTAATAGCTTCTCACACGCTATCTTAGCTTCTCTGTACGTTGTAGATTCGCTGATGAAATAATCAGCAAGTTCGATGATTTTATCTTCCATTCAACCTCCTATATCAGTCTTGAGACTGATGTAACCCCTTCAAAAATTGTTTATAGTTATATTATCCTTAACAAGAAAGGAGCTGATGCAAATTGGCAAAATTTTTGAAGGGGACTGTGGTTCAGTGATTCAGTTTGGCTAGGTAACCAACACGTTTTTACTGCGAGTGTGACTGCACGGAGCCTGTCGCTGACTATAAGAGGGACTGCAGCTCTGCTTATAGCGGGACTGACAGACAACTACCGAGCGGCACTCAAAGACTAGCCAAACCACGTTGATTGCAGTGCTGGACGCATGACCAGCGAAGTTTCAACCAGTCGCTTTACACCGACTGTGAAACCTTATCAAAGTATGCAGGTCTTGACCTAGTGTAAAGTAGGTTAAGACTTTTTATTGATCAGGAACTTGTGAATCATTCAAAGAAATCTTAGAGTCAATTTCATCCAACTTCTCAGCAATATATGTCACGGTCCTCAATATCTCATTGAGGGCTATTCTTTCTAGTTCGTTCATAATGTTCCTTTCTAAGTAAAGACTTCTAAAAAATCATAAATTAAATTTATTTCTAATTCTTTCAAGCTCATCATCTTGTATTTTCTTATACTCGTCGATGCGCTTTTTTCTATCTCTTTTGCTAGCGTAGTATGTAGCAAAACCAATGACTATGTTGATAATGATAGTGAAATAAAACCATACTAGTTCATTCATATTCCCCTCCAATTAGTGAATTTTTTTATTAGCAATTTCATCAATTGTATCTAAAACAAGTTTTTGCATCTTTTCTCGTGTTTGCAATTCATTGCGAAAGAAAGAATCAAGCATTTCAGTCAATCTATTCGAATATCCTCGCAATAGCATTGCCGTCACTAAAAATGAAGTAATTACTGAGACAAGAATCGCTGAAAAAACACTATCCATTTTCCTACTCCTTCCAAACCAAAGTCCTAAAATTGAAATTTGAACTTTCTCTCTTTTATTTATTTAGAGAAGTAGTAGTTTGTTGTAAAGTTAGTAATTATTACTAAGTTAGTGCCGTAAGGCTTAGGTTATTATTAAGTTAGTACTTGTTGTATAGTTAGTATTTATTAGAGGGCAATTTTACACATGGCAATTTTACACATGGCAATTTTACAC